CCCATCGCGACATTCAGCGCGTCGTCGAGCGTGAACTTCACGCCCTTCTCGTGCAGGGCGTTCAGCGAATCGGTCAGGCTCGTCAGCGGCCCGAGAAGCGCCTGCTCGACCGCGTCCGCGGCGGCGTTGGTGAGACCCGTGACCGAGGAATTGAGCGTCCCCGCCAGCCGCTCGGCCCGCGCCTCGACCTCGGCGCCGTCGCCCCGGATCGCCATCAGCTCGTCGAGCAACCCAACCCCGCCGGTCTCGCGCCACACTTTCCCGATGGAGCCCATGCCCTTGGCGCCCTCGGCGTCGAAGTATTTTCCCAGCTCGATCGCGTCGCCCTTCGTGGCGATAATCGCGTTCTTGATCAGCTCCGAGAACTGAAGGAGGTCGCCCTTCTCGTCGCGGACGCGGATGCCGGCCTTCTCCATCTCCTTCAGTTTCACATTGTCGGTGAAGGTCCGACCCACCGATTCCATGATCGTCGTCGCCTGCGGCGCGCTCTTGCCGCCCATCCGGAAGGTCTGGAAAATGGCGGCTGCTTCGGCGAGTCCGCCGATCCCGCTTCGCCCGAACGCGGCGTGCGCCCCGAGGATCGCCGGCAGTTCGTTCCCGAGCAGGTGCATCGGCACCTTCGCCAGATCGCCTTGCCGCAGCAGCGTGTCGAACGCCCGCATCATCTCTTCGCCGGTCTGAAACCCGAACTTCTCGAATAGTTCCGCGGCGATGACTCCGACCTGCTCACCGCCGAGACCGCTTGCCTTGATCACCTGCGCCAGCTCGCGCTTGAAGCCGTTGGCGAAGTCGAACTCGCCTGTCAGGTCCTGGAACTGCTCCATGGCGGCGACGATCTCGTCCGCATCGACACGGATCTTCGCATCGCCCGCGATGTCGCGGATCTCGCCCATGATCCCGATCATCTCTTCGCGCGTCCTTCCGACGACCGCGCCGATCCGCTCCAGCCGCTCCTCCATCGTGCCGAGATGCCGGAGCGCGACACCGATCCCGACGCCCGCGCCCACGCCGACCGCGGTGAAACCCCGCACCAGCCCCCGGTTCAGCCGCCGGTCCAGCTCCGCCGCCGCTCGCCCCACGCGCCCCAGCTCCCGGTCGCCGTCGCGGCCGAGCCGCTCGAAGGCGCGCCCGAAGCGGCGGGCCGTGCCTTCGAGATTGCCCCGGAGGTCGAGCACGAAGCGGGCGACGAGCGAGCGGGTCATGCGCCCGCCTTCCGCCGGCGCTCGCCCGCCCGCTCGGTGATGCGCGCGACCTCGGTCAGGCCGAGGCCCAGCACCTCGGCCCGGCTCCAGCCGGTGAGCTTCGAGAGGTCCTGCACGAGGTCAAGCATCGCCCGGCGCCGCTCCGCCGGGCTGGCGTCGCCCCCCGTCGCCCTCCGCCGCCTGCGGCGGCGCGATCAGTCCGGCCGCCGCGGCGATCTCCGCGTCGAGCGCCGCCATCGCCCGCTCGATCAGATCCCAGTCGGTGCGGGTGAGCTTGCCGAGCACCTCATGGGTCGGCGGCTTGAGCGGACCGATCTCCAGCACCCGGCGCATCATGATCCGGCGATGCGCGAGGAGGTCCTGAAGGCCCGAACCGAGCACGTACAGCTCGTCGCCGAGCGTCTCCTCCCGGAACCGGACGACGAGGTGCCGCTCCTCGCCGAGCATGAGGCCGGTGTGGAGCGTGACCTCCCGCGTCAGCATCAGACGCCGACCTCGACGGCGCGGTCGGCGTGGAATTCGAGGTCGACGCCGGCGTTCGTCCCGCCGGTCAGCTCCAGCGTCCCCACGCGCCAGGCGTTGGCGAGCACATAGGTCTGGCCGGTGTCGCACTGGAACTGGATCGTCGCGTTCGTGACGTCGTTGAGCCGGGCGAGGCTCTCGCCCCGGCCGAGCGGGACCTTGCACTTGACCATCGCCGGCCGGAGCGACTCGACGTAGGAGGTCTTCTGGTCGGAGGTCTCCGACTCGCGGGTGACGCCGCCCGGGTCGAGGCTGGCGGAAGGGGCGGAGTTGATCACCTGCCCGTTGATGGTGATCGTGGCGCGGCCGAAAATCTGTCCCATGTCGGGTCCTCCTCAGAGCCGGAACTGGATGCGGGCGGCGAAGACCCGGAAGTTGTTGATCAGGTCCGGCGTCTGCAGGCTGTTGAGCCGGTTCGGGTCGCCGCCGTCGCGCTCGACGATCAAGAGCTCCTTGAAGAGGTCGGAATTCTCGACGAGCCCGGCCTCCTCCCATTCGGCGTAGAGCGCGATCAGCTCGCCCCGCATGATCTCCGGCGTGACGATGGCCTGGCCGGGGCCGAACCGCGTCCCGTCATTGGCCAGCTTGTGCCGCGGGAAGCGGAGCAGGATGCGCTGCGTCTCCGACCAGCGGAGGAAGGCGAGGAGCGTGAGCGTCGTGAGATCGAGGAAGGCCGGATCGTCCGCCCCCGCCGGCGAGGTGGTGTAGGTCGTGACGCAGCGCCAGAGCCGGACCTCGCCGCCGATCACCCGGGTCGATGAGACCCCGTTGTTGAGCAGCGCGTCCATCTCGTCCGGCGTGAACCGGTCGGAGACATGGGGCGCGAGGACGCCCGGCAGCGGCAGGGTCCGGAGCTGCCGCGCCGGGTCGATCTGGGTCTGGAACGCGGCGACGCCCGCATAGGCGGCGGCGGCCTCCCAGGTCGGCGTCGGGCTGTTCTGATGCGGCAGCACCGTGACGTGCGGCGAGTTGCGGGAGGCCGCGCCGGTGACGAGCGCGGAGACCGTGCCGGTGAGGACCGCGAAGCCCACCCCGTCCCGCGCGTCCATCGCGTCGAACCGGTCGGCGAGGAACCCGGCGAGGAGCCCGTAATTCACCGAGTCGAGCCAGGGCGTGACGATCTCCGTCCACCACTCGCCCTCGACCGCGGTCAGCGCCGCGGCGATGGTCGGGTCGGTCGCGCCTGCGGTCTCGGTCGCGATGGCGACGGCGAGGTTGCCGGGGAGGGTCTCGTCGGCGTTGCGGTTCACCCGCACGTCGATCAGCGAGCCCGCCGCGCCGGCGTGCCGGGCGGTGATGTTGACCTGCGTGGCGTCCACCCCGTCGACCGCGAGCGTCGCGGGCAGCATCGGGTCGGTCGCCGCGGCGACGATCCGCGCCGCCACGTCCGCCGGCTCGTCCGCGGCGGAAACGCCGACGCGGATCGGCCGCCCCCCGACCCAGAGCGAGAGCGTCCCGGCGGCGAAATCCGACCCGCCGGAGATCTTCGAGATCGTGACCGACTTGATCGCCGCGACCGCGCCGGAGCCGTCGGCGCAGGCGACGGCCCAGAGCTCGGTCGCGGTGTTGGCGCGGCGGAAGGCGACGCACATCGCGTGGAGCATCGAGCCGCGGCCGAACGCCGTCGCCGCCTGCTCGGGGTCGGTGATCAGCACCGGGGTCGCGACCGCCGCCGCGCCGCCGCTGAGCTTCTGCCCGAGGATCAGCGCGCGGTGCGGCATCCCCTGCAGGCCGCGGACGGCGAGGCTCGGGTCGATCTCGATATAGACGCCCGGCTCGCGCCGCGACGCCGGGATCTGCTCGAAGGAAATCGCCATGTCAGGCTCCTTTCTCGGTCTTTGAAACGGCCTTCGAAGCGGGTTTCGAAGGCGCTTCCGGCGGCGTTCCCGCCAGCGACTCGGGCCAGTCGATCTCGACCGCGCCCTCGGCCTCGCGCCGGCGCCACCATCCGGAGACGGCGACGGTCTCGCCCTCGGCGGCGAGATGCGTCCCGTCCGGCTTCGGCACGATCACGCCCGGCTTCGGGCGGACGCGGATATGGGTGTGGTTGGTCATCGTTCGGGCAGCTCCACTCGGATGGCGGCGTCGGAAGCCGCGGGAAGTTCGGTCGGCGCGGGGTCCGCCAGCGGCGGCAGGTCGATGTCGGCGTGGAAGATCAGGAACTCGGCGAGCGCGGCCTCCGGGTTCTCGGCGGCGCAGGCGATCCCGGTCTCGAAGGTCAGCGCCATCACGCAAAACTTCTCCTTCGCGAGCGCGAGCCCGGTGAGGTTCTCGGCCCCGATCACCCGGAGGGAGCCGGCGCCGTCGACCGGCGGGCGCCAGTCCTGCAGGAGGAGCGCGGCGCGCATCGCGATGGCGTAGGCGCCGATGCCGAACGGGTCCTGCCCGCCCGCGGCGGCGGAGCGGGACGAGCCCCCGGCGGCGACGCAATAGGCCGCCCAGCGGATCGTGATCTCGCCCTGGAACTCGGTCGGCCGCATCGTCAGCGGCGCGAGGTAGAGCGCCGGCGGCGCGACGCGGATCGCGCCGGGCGTCTCGGCGTCGAACGGCGTCTCGATCGGGTCGACGTTCCTGAGCGCCCGGCGCGGCCCGGCCCAGCCGAACCCGTCGCGGAGCCGCGCCAGCAGCGCCGCCTCCAGCGCGCCGGCCGGGTCGGCCCCGGCGAACGGCGCGGCGGCGTTGTCGAGCCAGCCGCTCACGCGCCGGCTCCGTCGCTCTCGCCCGGCCCGGGGCGCATGATCGCGTCGAGGAACTCGGCCGAGAGCGCGCCGATCTCCTCGGCGTCGTCGTCGGAGACCCCGAGATAGGGCCGCGCCGGCTGGGCGACCTTGCGCGCGAAGAAGAGCCGCTCCTCGCCCGCCTCGTCGAGCCCCCTGAAGACGAGGAAGCGCCCGCGCTTCGGCAGGATCGTCCCGCCGAACTGGCGCTGCGCGGCGATGAGGAGCGGCGAGCCCATCTCCAGCGCGTCCGGCAGCACCCGGTACAGAAGGGACCTCGACAGATCGCCGGAGTCGTATTGCGTCGGGCCGCCCTTGAACGCAGCTCGACGCGAAACCGGCCAGCTCTTCCCGTCCGGCCCGACGTTGGTCCGGTTGATGCGCCGTTCCGCGCTGTCGACCAGCGTTTGCCCGATCTCACTCAACAGCTCGGACGGGTCCTGCCCGAGCGCCTCCAACTGGCGGAGGACGCGCCGGGCGCGGCGCATGCCGACGCTGCGATGGGCGACGCGGATGCTCATTCGTCCGTTCCCGACCAGGCGTCCAGCTTGTCGCGGTCGAAGACCGGGCGCCCGCCGGCGATCTGCGGGCCGCCCGAGGTCGCCGGCGCGCCTTCGTTCGCGGGCGTGAGGCCGACATCCATCCGCCCCTCGCGGATCTCCGTGAGCCATTTCAGCGCCTGCGCATGGTCGGCGGTGATCCGCTCGGTCGGGTGGTCCTTCGCGAGCAGGTGACGGGCGATGGCGAGCGCGCATTCGCGGACGAGGTCCGGCGTCTCGGCCAGCGGCAGCGCGAAGCGGGAGCGGAGATAGCTGTCGACGATCCCGTCGGCGCGGGCGAGCGCGAGCGCGATCACGTGCGCGTCGGCGAACCCGTCGCCGTCCCGGTCGGCGACGTCCGTCAGCTCGCGTTCGGAGAACGCGGCGCGGAGGTCGGACTCGGTGGCGTAGGTCACGGGCTCGTCTCCTCATCTCGGGGGGCGGCTTCTCTACTCGCTCGGGCGCGCCCCCGGCTCCCGGCTTCCCGCGCCTTTCGCGCGACGGGAATTCTCAGCGGGACTTCACGCCACTCTCCCGGCCTGCCCGCTTGGAACCGGTCACACCCTCGTCCACCCGCCTCCGCTCGCGCCCGGCCCTGTCTTCGAGGACCGTGGCGATGTCGTCGTCCGTGAGCCCAAGTCCCCGCGCCTCGTCGATCAGCCGGTCGACGAGCTCTCCGAAGGCCTCGCCCCGTTCGGTGATCGTGAAGCGCGGGTCCACCGGCTCAGCCCGTCAGACCCTTGACCGCCCACATGACGGCCTCTTCGGTCTTCGTCCGGGCGAGCGAACACTCGCGCCCGCCGGCGCCCGCCTTCTGCGCCTCGTCGATCAGCGCGAGGAACCGCGCGCCGGAATCCTTCAGCGCGACCATCCGCGCCTTCTCCTCCTCGGAGAGGACGCGATAGGCGTGGCGGACCGCGTTGTTCACGGTCCGGGCGTCGCTCTCGCTCGCGACGCGCTCAGCCATCGGCCTTGCCGCCCTTCGCCGCCTTCGACTTGCCTGCAGGCTTTGGCGCAGGCTCCCCGACCGGCGCGGGGGACGGCGCGGGGACGGAGCCCGAAGCGCTCGCGTCCCCGCCCTGCTCGCTCGGGGGGGCATTCTTCGCGGCCTCGGCGGCCAGCTCGGCCTCCAGCCGCGCGGCGGCTTCGGCGGCGATCCGCTCGGCTTCCACCCTCGCGGCGATGGCCGCGGACGCCGCATCGATGGCGTCGGGCGCCGCCTTGGCGAAGCCGCGCGCGATCAGCGAGGGCGCCTCCGCCTCCGTCACCTCGGCGATCCCGCCGGGCTCGACCGGCCCCGCCGCCGTCACCAGCGTGACGACGGCGACGACCGGGATCATCCCGGGCTTGAGGTCGGGGCCGGCCATCACCGCACCGTGGCGCAGAAGGAGGCGTTGGGCCGGGCCGGGATCACGAGGGGCGCGCTCTGGGTCATCACCCACTCGGTCGCCGGGTCCTCGTCGATCCAGTTCTTGGGCCACATCTCGACGGCCTGGTAGCCGGCGCGCGGGTCCATGATCGCGCCCTGCGCCTGGTATCCGGCGACGCCCGATTCCGCGCCCATCGCGCCGAGGATGACGGTGTGGTCCGGCATCATGTTGCCGGCGCTCCCCGCTTCGTCCACGAAGGGCTGGGAATAGACGTGGAAGTCGAACTGGCCGACCGAGCCGACATACTGGCCCCAGCGCTCCTGCCCGCGGGCGAGCGGGCCGGTCTGCACCTCGCCGCCCATCACCCGGCGAAAGTCGAGCTGCTTGTCCATCCGCGGGCTCTTGCGGGCGAGCGCCCAGGCCTTCGGGTCCATCACCACCGTCTGCGCGGCGGCGCCCGAGGCGATGGCGACCGTGTCCGCCCAGGCCTCGATGTCGTCGAGCGGCTCGACCCCGGCCTCGCCCCAGCGCGCGCCGGAGGTGAGCGTGATGGTGTGGCCGGCGGCCCGGCCGAAATCGACCGTGACCGCCGGGAAGTTCTCGCCCGCGACGGTGACCGCGCCGGTGCGGAGGACGCTGGAGGCCATCCATTCCTTCCGGCGCCGGATCTTCTGCATCTGCTCGAGCAGGAGGTCGGCGATGATCGCGTCGCGCCGCGCCTGCGCCGACATCGCGCCGCCGAGCGCCTCGCCCGGCCGGCGCTTCAGCACGCGGTTGGGCGTCACCTCGTTCTTCGGCTTGACGTAGGCGGGCGTGAAGCTGTCGGTCTGGAAGCCACGGGCCGCGGTCGCCATCCCGCGCGCGAGCGGGGAGACGAAGGGCGCGAGGCCGAGCGCGCGCTCCAGCCTGTCGAAATAGACCTTCTCGTCGTCGAAAAGCGCGATGTCGGGGAAGAACCCGTCAAGGAGGAAGGTCTGCGGCATGTCCAGGCCCGCGAGGACCCGGATCAGCGTGGCGGAGGTGAAGGTGTTCATGATCGCCTCTCAGAGTGCGGTGCGGTCGACGACGAAGAGCGGGGCCTGCGCTGCGCGCCAGGCGGTCTCGACGCTCGCGGCGGTGTGGCCGGTCCCGAAGCTCAGCGCGGAATCGGCGAAGGCCCCGGAGAAATAGACGAGCGCCTGCACGTCGCCGCCCGAGGCGTCGGCGGCCTCGGCCAGCACCGCCGTGGGCGTCTGCGAGCCGTCGGACGCGCCCGAGGCGCTCAGCAGATACTTGCCGCCCAACGTGATCCGCCCGAGCACGGCCCCTGCGACGAGCGCCGCGGAGGAGGCGAGCGTGACGACGCGGGCCTGCCGCGGGAAATCCCCGCCGAGGAGGCCGTTCGGGTCGAAGCTCTCGGAAACCTTTGAGACCATGATCAGCCCTCCTTCTTCTTGTGGCCGGAATTCATGAGGACGCGGTCCGCCTCCTCGTCGGCCGCGGCGAGGTCGACGGTCGAGCCGTCATCCTTCGAGAGCTCGCTCAGCGAGATCAGCGGCGCCTTGCCCTCGAAGAGCCCCCTGAAGGCGTCGAGCGCGGGCTTCTTCGTCCCGTCCGCGAATTCGAGCGGGGCCTCCGCCGCGGCGAGCCGGCCGTGGACGTCGGCGATCACCTCGCGGCCCGCCGGGGCGAGGACGCCCTTCGCGATCAGCGCGTCGGCGAAGGCCAGCGCCTCGGTCTTGCGGGCGGCCTTCGCGGCGTCTTCCGCGGCCTTGGCGGCGGCCTGCTCGGCGGCGGCGAGCGTCGCCTCGCGGGCGGCGACCTTCGCCTCCCGCTCGGCCAGCTCGACGGCCTTCTGCTCGTCGGTCTTCTGGGCGGCTGCGCCGGACATGGGCGTCTCCTTCGAAGGGTCGTTGAAAGGGGGTTCGCGGTCGCTGAAGGCGGGGGCGCGGGGGTCGGGCTCGTCGGCCTCGGCGGCGCGCCCGAAATCGTCGATCAGCCAGGAGGGCGCGACGCGGTCGGCCTCCTCGGCGCCGGCGGACTGGATGATCCATTCGCGGACGCCGCGGGCGAAGGCGCGGAGGCTCAGCCATCCCTCCCGCTCCCGCATCGAGCCGAGCTCCACCACGCCCGCCGCATCGCCGAGCCCGTCGCTCAGCTCGGCGGCGAGCGCCAGCGGGGTCAGGCCCTTGATCGCCGGCGCCTGCGCGCCGAGGACGCCGACATGCCGGAGCGCGGCGGCGGCGGTCTTGGGGCTCTGCGCGTGGCCCTTCGGCCAGTAGGAGATCGAGACGTTGCGATAGCGCCCGGCCCTCACGGCCTCGGCGAGATCGGGGGCGACCTCGCCGGCCTCGCCGTAGAGATCGTCGCCGTCGACGGTCAGCTTCTCGATCCAGCCATAGGCCGGCGCGCCGTCCGCCGGATGGCCGAGGACGAGCGGCGCCTTGAAGGCGGCGGCGTCATAGGCCTCCGCCAGCTCCTTCAGCGTCGCGGCGTCGAGCGCGACCGCCCTTCCGTGGGCGTCGCGATAGCGCCCGGCGCGGGCGAGATGGATGCGGGTGTTCATGGACCCGTCTTCGCCCGGGGCGGCGGGGGCCGTTAGTCCGAAGCGTTTCGGAGGGGGCGCGGGCCGGGTCGGCGAAGACGGAGGGGAAGGCGACGCGGGGAGGGACTCGCATCCCCCTCCATGGCGCCCGCCCGGCGTCCCGGGGGGCTACGGCCGCGAGGTTCACCGTGTCGCCGCGTCGGTCAGGATCGTAGCGAGGGGCGCGCGAAAGCGCCAGCGCCGGGAGAGGCGTCAGAAACGCCCGCTGATGCGCCTCCCGGTCCGGAGCCCCGACCATCGCGCCGAGGGCGGCGCCCCGTTTAAAAACGCCGGAAAACCGTTTAATCGGCGAAATCCGCCGGGAGGGGTCCGCCGCGACCGGCGCCGGCGCCTATTCCGCCCCCGGATCGTGCCGGTCGAGCCCCGGATTCCGCTCGAAGCCGGGGTCGATCCCGACCGGGACCTGGACGGTCTCGCCCCGCCGCTCGTTGAGATAGGGCCGCGTCTCGCGGAGCGGCTCCAGCGCCGCCTCCTCCGTCACGCTCAGCCCCTCCTTCGCCATGGTCCGGGCGGAGACCTGGCGCACGACGCAGCCGCAGCGCCAGCCGTTCGGCGGGTAATGCGTCCGCCAGAACGCGTGGTCGACCGGGAGCGTCACCCCGTCGAAGGGCTTGTGCGCTTCCCGCGCGGAGGGCCGGTCGATCTGGACATAGGTCAGGAACGGCATCAGCCGCTTGTTGCGCTGGACGCGGGACCATCGCCCGGCCGCGTTGGCGGTGCGGAGGTTGGTGTCGAAGATGATCCGGAGCCGCCGCGCGCTCCCGAGCTGGGCGCGCTCCGTCCGCCCGGTCTTCGGGTCGAGCACGGGCTGGCGCCCCCACCAGCCCTTCTCGCGGAGCGTCGGTTCCAGCCGCTTCGCGAACTCGGCGAAGGGCAGCCCGGCGCTCATCGCCTCGTCGAGCGCGGCGCGGATGTCCTCCAGCACGTCGTCGCGCATCGCCTTGGCGACGGTGAAGGCGCGGTCGTGCTCCTCGGCCCAGACGTCGCGCCAGGAGAACCGGGCGAGCGCCGGCGCGAAGCCCTTGGCCCGGAAATACGCGAGCGCCTCGACATTCGGCAGGAGCGCGAAGTCGACTTTCAAGGCGCCTCGCTTTCGACGCCGTCGCGGAGATCGGCGCCGACCTCGCCGCCCAGCCGCGCCGCGAACATCGCCTGCGCCAGCAGCTCGCGGAGCGGGGCGAGCGCCGAGTCGGACAACGAGAGCGCGCCGAGCGCCTCGCCGAACGCCTCATAGCTCCCGGCGCCCTCGGCCGCCTCGATCACCGGGGCGAGGAGGTCGGCGACCGCGCTTTCCGTCGCGCCGGCGGAGACGAGCGCCTCCGCGAAGGCGGCGACCGCGTCGGGCTCCTCCGCGTCGGCCAGCTCGGCCGCGCCGGGCTCGGGCTCCTCTTCCTCGCCGGCCGGTCCGGGCGGAGGCGGCGGGGCGGGTTTCGGGGCAGGCTCGTAGCCGTCGCCGTAGACCTCCTCGATCCGCTCCTTCGTCGGCCGCCAGCCGAGCTGCAGGAGCTTCACGTCGCGGTCCGCCGCGACGTCCTGGTCTTCCCCGTCCTCCATGATACGGACGAGCCGGGGCGGCGCCGCCCGCTCGCCGAAGTTCCACGCGGTCCACCACTTCGCCGGGCCGCGGTTGAAAGAGCCCGTCAGGAGGTCGGCGTCGGCGACGGCCACCTCGTCCCGCACCTCCATGTGGACCTCGCCCTGCGAGCGGGAGGAGCCGTCGTCGGTCGTCATGGTCTGGGAGAGGACGATCTTCGCGATCCACGCGTCCATCCGCCGGTCGAACGCCTGATAGTCGAGCGAGGCGCTCTTCGCGGTCTGGAGATATTCGACCTCCATGCCCTCCGGATGGATCAGCGCCGAATCCTGCCGGATCGCGCGGAGCCCGGCGAGGAGCTTGGCCTGATCCTCCGCCGTCGTCCCCGGCGGGAACGTGCCCTTCGCCGTGGGCGAGGCGTATTTGTCGAGCGCGATCATCCAGCTCTTCATCCCCGCCCGCTTGAAATAGGCCGGCCAGTAGAGGAGGTGCGCCAGCCCGAGGCCGTAGGGCTCGTCCTCGGTGTCGGCCGTCGTCGTCATCACCCAGAACTTGGCGTCCGGCATCGACTGCTCGATCCGCGTCCCCGCCGCCCGGAGCATGAGCTTGCCGTCCACGTCGAAGCCGAAGCGC